ATCACTAACAACATTCGAATACAAAAATTATCGCGAATGGTGAGTGGTGCTACTACTTCGGTCAGAGATAACCGATCAAAGTCTCACACCCCGGATCTAGATCCTAATTTTATTAAAGAGCTAATGCGCTCATTAAAGACCTCATATAAATTTATAGGAGGGAAGAATCTTAAGTTTCCGTCTCACTTTAAACAGAGAATATCGGCATTAGGCCCTATCGATGCTGTTAAGCACTATAAGTACCATACTGGTAGATATATCTCTGCGTTTAGCTTTGATGTCCTAGAACGACCTGAAGGTTTTGACGAAAATCTTTGGTTTTTCAACCATCATAATCGTGTCTATATGACTAGACGCCTCAAGAAGTTCAGATATGCTTTTCAACTCTGGCAAGGGAAGCGTGCAATCAATGCACCTTTACCCGAGAAAGTCAAGGAAGCAGATTATCAAGATTTTAAATCTCGACTCACTGCAAAGCATACAATGGATCCATTTATGTTAATGGCCATTAAGGACAAAGCTGATAAGTATTTTAAGGACTTTATTGTCCCCGGCAATCGGATGAGTCTAACAACTAAGAGTTGTTTTGAAAGGAAGAACATGTCTGAGTTCGTACATGAATATTATGAAATACCACATATGAAACCCTACAAGACTTTACATCAGTTGACTCATCATAATATCGCTGCTAAATTTAATTACAACATAGAAGATCCTAGAGGACAATCTGTACAATTAGACGAACCTTTGAAAGTTCGAACAATCACGAAGATGTCCCATAGTCAAATGCTCTATAAAGATGTGCAAGTTGCACTCCTTCGATACATACAAAATAAATCACCCGAGTTTGTCCTTACAAAAGGTCAAGACATCGAGAAGGCTATCAAGTATATTCAGAGCGATTATCCATTATATTGTAGTGGAGACTATCAAGCAGCAACCGATCATTTGAAGCGTATATTAATAACAACAGTCGTCTCATCACTGCAGACAAATCGTCTTGATAAACAATTTGGTGATGCAATTATCGATGACTTCTTGGCTACTAATGGCCAATTAATGGGATCTATATTATCGTTCCCACTTCTATGTGTTATTAACAAGTTTGTGTACGAATATACACAAGACCTCGTACCTAACGAGTCGTCGAAACCACTTATAAATGGTGACGATATCTTATTTAAAGGTACAGAGAAATTTATACGCCGCTGGTTCGAATTAACCAGAGAAGCCGGATTTATACCATCGAAAGGAAAGAGTCTCGTTGACAAGAACAACTTTACAATCAACAGTAGACCATTTAATGCAAGAGGAATGCAACGCTTTGCTAATTTCAAACTAGTCAGAGCAACTGGCAACATCCAAGAGGAAGTCGACAATTTAAAGAAATTCCACGAACTTGCATACGGTGAGACAATTACAGAACAAAATTTGAAGAAGAGTCTTCAATACTTCCCGAACTTCGGAAAATCAAAATCATTCCGTATATGGCGCAAATTCAAAAGTGAATATATGCCGAAGGAGGCTGGAGGATTAGAA